GATAAATTTAGGAACTGTGTTATCACAATCCACACGCCTTTTTGTCGGCATATAAGTGGTAAATATCATCTCAAAAGACTCTAAGTGTTTATCTTGTAAACCTAAGTCCTTTATCCAAAAAACAATAAAATCTTTCCATTTTTGTTTAAGTTGATTCATCTGTATTCTTGGTAATATCATCCATGTGTTGATCGAGGGGTGCATTGGTCTTTCAATAGGAATTTTCCTTGCTTTAGGATGTTGTTTGAAATAATATTTATTATATTTCTCCAATACATCTTGGCTTAAAATCAAATCAATAATTTCTATATCTTTCATTCCTTTCTTGATTAAGGGGGCAGGAGAGTGGTCTAGCCACACACTCTCCATATAAATAAAATGCCCTTACTACATGGCTAGATAGTAGTAAAGACATTTTGAATGTGTGTTTATAATTTTTTGAAAAATAAGTGTGGCTTCAAAAATTACTATGAAACCACACTTTCTTTATTATTAGTATACTATCTAGGTATAATAAGAGACTGACCTGGATAAATAGTATATGGTTCTCCTATACCATTAGCTTCTGCAATAGAATACCAATCAACACCAAGCTTATCACCAATGGCTGAAAGACAATCTCCGCTTTCAACTTCATATGTATCATAAGATGGTTCTTCATAATTGTCTTCTGGCGTAGAGCTACCATTAATAACAGAGTCATTTACCCAGCCCCTACCATTTTCAATAAGATATGGATTTCTCGCACCTTCAGCGATAGCTGTAATAGTTCCATCTGTATAAAGTGGGTTAAGTGGTTCTTCGGAAGTTGAAGAAGCAAAGAGTGCTGAATATGTGACATATTCGCCAACAGAATGAGTAAGACCTGTAGATTCTTCTACATCAGGCGATTCTGGTTCAGAAGTATTTTCATCATTATTTTCAACAATACAATCATCATTAATCCAACCTGTACCACCGTTGATAAGATATGGATTCCTTGCAGATGCAATGATATTAGTAATTGTACCCCCTGTAATTGAAGGTGTTAATCCATTTTCGGAAGTAGAAGACGCATAAATTGTATGATATGACACATAATCTCCTACATGATATTTTGTTTCAATATCATCTGATTCAGAGTTATCTTCAGTTGGTTCAGATGGAGTAGCTGGTTCAACATTAGGCAATTCTCCATAATAATAATTCATATCAAATCTATGATGAAGTTCAGTCGTTGTGTCACCCGTTGAAACACCATTATCATCATATATAGGTGTTTCAGTATAATATGAAACTCCCTCAATATAACCATCTGATGTATATTGCCACAACAGACAATCCATCGAAGGTTCATCTATTCCCCAATGTGCAAGCCATCTGTTAAATCCTTCAAAAGACATTAATCTACCATTATTTAATACATTAGTAAAATAACTATAATTTGCGTAAACACCCGTTTTATATCCTGCATCCTTAATAATCTGCATGAATTCTACGCAAAAATCTGTGAGAAGTTCACCATTTTGTTCGGGAACAAGACCATGATTTCTTTTATATCCATCAGCATCTTCCATATCAAACCATACACCAAGAACAGGATTAAATCCCTGAATCATTCTTAATATATGAGCTGCTTCACTTCTTGTTTCTTCTATATTAAGACAATAAGAATATATGTACACACCATAAGGTATACCGAGTCTTTCACATTCACGCATATTTCTAATTGCCTGTTTGTCATCCTGAGATTCAAAATCAGAACCAAAACCGATTCTAATGATTGCACCACCATCAATACTTGACTTAATTGTATCCCAATCTAGCTGTCCATTATTGTCTGACACATCTATAATTCTATAAGCCATAATTTCCTCCTTTATTATTTTTAGATAAAATAAAAGAACGAGCCTGAATTAGGCTCGTTCTCATTGAAAGTTTTATATTTAATTGTTTTTACACCGCTAATTGCATAGGGTATAATTCCCATTTTCCATTTGGGTATTTATCAGCATTGTCAGTTACTATCTTGTGTACTTCTTCAAGACTTCCAACATTAGTGTCTATATGTATAACCTTACCGCCAGTTATACACAATTCCTCACATATTAAGTTATAAAACATACTTTCCATACTCATTCTTCCTCCTCAATTTTCGATACAAAATAACTCATATATATCAACATTAAGAATGTGAGAAAGAGTAATAGCATTGCTAAGAAGTATGTCCTTTGTATTTCCATTCTCTATTTTATTTAGAGCCGCAACGGATATTCCGCTAAGTCTTGATAACTCTTGTAATGTTAATGCCTTTTTGTTTCGATAATACCACAATTTATTTTCCATCATAATGTTAATATGTGTATGTATATTTTGTTTATACAAATTTTATCATGGTAAATTTTTACTGTGGTAGAAATTTAATTGAAATCACCATTAATAAGCTTATTGTGATATATTTCCCTAACTGCCTTCATTGATTCTACAATATATCCATTAGTCATATGATTATCAGCAAGTATGTTTTCATATTGCTCATAGGTTCGAAAAATATGTTCAAAAGCTTCTCTATTATAATTCTGCCCACCTGTAAGAGCAGAACAAAAATTAAGAAGCTCCCATCGAATATCAGATATTTCTTTTTGTACAAGATTATCTTTAATATCATCTATACCTTTAGATATTTTCAAAATTTCCTGATACTGCCAATTATCGTGTTTTTCAAGCGTTTTAATACGATTTTCTATTGTCTCTTTATCTTCTTCGCTTCCTGTTTTAATGCGAAATTTTTTTTTGAAATAACTAAAAATTTCGATAATTTCCTTAGCTGCGAATAAGATAGCAAAGAACCCAAGAATGACTAATAAATAATCAATATGTGCAAGTTTTTCTATAGATCCCACTCATATATACCATCCCTTCTTTATTCATGTTTGACATCGTATAGGGCAGTCCCAATGAGTGAATCCAAATAATCATCGAAATCACTATTAGCTTCCTTGAGTGACTTATACACAATAGTATTAAGAGCCTGAATAGCCTTTTCCTTTGCAACAGCCTTAACTTCTGCTTGCTTTTCGGGTGTCCAATCGGCAGTACCCTTAATATCTTTAACTTCTGTCTCATATACAGACTTAACAGCCTTCTTAACTTCTGCATAAAGAATATCAGCATATTTATCAAGCTTTTTATCTTTGAGATAAGAGTATAACTTAGTCAAGATAGGTACTAATACAATTGTCCATATTGCAGATAAAAGTTCCAACCAATTTATATTCTGAATAACTTCCTTCATAATTTATTTCCTCCTTATTTTATTTTTTCAATTGTCTTAATGTTTCTACACATCTCTTCAATACTTCACAAAACTTATTTAGTTCAGCAATCTCTTCTTCACCACTTAATGTAATTCTTATACAACTATTTATATCTTCTTTGTTCATTTTGATAGCCAACAGAGTAGAAGATGGTGTTAAATCACCACTTGTACAAGCACTTCCTGTTGACACTTGATATCCATTCATATCAAGTAATGTCATTAATGATTCACCCTGTATTTCTTTACAACATATGTATAGATTATGTGGTAATCTATGTTTCAAGTCAGCACCAACTAAATATGAATCTGGAATATTATTTTTAATGTAATTATAGATATAATCACGATTATTAGATGTAATAGAAGAGTAATCATAATTCTCGACTGCTTTACCAAGTGCAGCTATACCTATTACATTTTCAGTACCAGCAAATAAGCCTTGTTCCTGAGAACCATATATAAGAGGTTCAAGTTCAATATGTTTCTTCTTATATAAAATACCTACGCCTTTTAGAGCTGAAAGCTTATGTGCGGAAAAACCCAAACCATCAATATCTAAAGTCCTTATATCTACAGGGATTTGACTAATAGAACCTGTACAATCTACATAGACTATTGCATTATAAAAATGACACATTTCAATAATTTGTTTTATATCTTGAATTGTTCCAATCTCAGAGTTAGCATGTTCTATAACTACAAGCTTCTTCATCGTATCTATAGATAAACATTCTTTAAGATCTTGAAGATCAATTTTTCCTGTATAATCAACTTTAAGTGAACACTTATATTTAAGTGATTCTACACACTTCAGTACCGATTTATGTGAAGTAGGAGAGTATAACACTCTACATTCATTTCTCTGAGTATAACCTTTAATGAAAAGCGTATTGTTGGCTGAACCGCCAGATGTAAAAATAATATTTTCTGGATTTATATTAATGAATTTTGCTACATTCTTTCTTGCCGTATTAATTATTTGTTTTGCATTAACACCAGATTGATACATTGAAGATGGATTCTGATATGTGTCTAAAAGAGATATGACATAATCTTTAACTTCTGGTTTTAGTGGAGTTGTTGCTGCATTATCTAAGAACATTCAATCACCACCTAATTTAATTCATAATTGCACCACTTTTTATATACATCAGCGGTGTCTTCTTTTAAAAATACCATTGCAAGAATTGAATTATTTGTTTTATCATCAATACTTGCATACATATCTATAGGATATACACCATTTTTTATATAAAGAAGAGACTGTTTGGGATTAATAATTCTAACCGCTTCATGTGGTAAATAATCCCTTGGTTTTAAATTTGTTTTAACCATATTATCCTTTCGTTCCATACAATATTCGTAAAAAATAGGGGAATATAGCATTAAACAGTAATGTTATATTCCCCCTATTAGAGTTTTCAAAATCACTGTTCAACATTATCTAATCCCTTCTTTTTCTTAGGATTTCTTAAATACTTATTTGAATCGTTGTTTTTAGATTCGTTATTTTTCATAACAGGGCTTTCCTGTTCTTTTTTAGATATCTCATTATTGATTTTAGATAAAGTATTTTTATAACTTCCAACCAAATCATATTTTGATATATTAAGTTTATTTAATTTCTTATTTGCTGTTTCTGCGTCAGTGTAACCATTTTCATATGAAGACATTACCTCATATATGTTTTTGCATTCTTCTGAACAAAATGAAAACATCCATGTAGGTAATTCTTTATGGCATTTTGGACAGTATTCGTACTGTTTTTTGCAGACACAACATATTTTTAAATCTTTCATTAATTCCTCCTACATATTAAGGGAATGGTTAAAATCCATTCCCTTGATAGTTGTATGAAGATGAATTATACGTCTTCCTCTTCTTCATCAATGAAGTAGATTTCAACCATATCCTGATCTCCACCACATGTATTTGTAAGAATTGCACCCTTATAATCCATATTCTGAGAATCGCCGCCCTGAAGTGCAATTGTTACTTCTGGTGAAGGCATAAATGATGGAATATGTATAATAGCTGCCTTAAGTACATCTGTTTCACACTTATCAACAACTAATGCTTTGAAGAATAATTCATGTGACTTAGGGAACTTATTAGCAGAAATACCAACTCTTGCACCACTTTTAACTGTCTTCTTATACTTTACGAGATACTGTGTCTCATTTGCGTCAGTTGGTGGAGTAAGAGTATGACCTTCTTTATCTACCTTAAACTCTGATTCAGAAGCATTTGTACCAGCAGTATACTGCTTACCCATAGAACCCTGAGCAGAAAGAGCATTTACAACAATTGAATCTTCTACATAATCTGTAATATCAAGAGTAGAACCAGCAGCAACAGTTGTAATTATTGGCATAACAATTCCCTTACTTGCCTCTGCAATTTCTGCTGATGTACCTGAAATAGCTTCAATAACAGCAAGGTTCATAAATGCATTAGTTGCAGTTACTTCACCTTTCTTACCTGAATACTTTCTGTATACAAGATTTCCATCCTTATCTGTAATATCTGTAGAATCAGCAGTAATATCAATATTAGCGTTAGTAAGCTGTGTAAGTGCATAAAGCGGATTACCCTTTGATGTAGCACCATAACCAAACTGAAGTCTGTCAACGATTACATCACCTAATTTAAATGCCATAGTTTGTTTTCCTCCTTAAATTTGTAATAAAAAAAGAACGACTATTTAAGTCGTTCATAATTTCTCGAATTTTTATGCTTCTCGCATAAAATTAAATTGTTCTTTATCAATCTTACTTACATCACAAAATCCTGAATATACACCATTCATTAAAGCGTGAGACTGTTCGTATATTTGAAGTCTTTGAACAGCATCATAAAATTGATATATTTTAACTTGTTTTAATTCTTCAAGTTTATATTTGAATCCTGGATGATTAATAAGAGCTGATATGATTGGTAATAGTCTTGAATCATCATCTGAATTCTGTTTTCTATTTGCAAGATTCATTTTATCTTCTTGTATCATCCACTCTCTTGCGGTTTTACCTTTTGCTTTTTCAACTTTTGGATGAATATTAACAATTGTTCTTATATATTCAGCAATTTCCATATATTCATTTTCAGTTAATAAATCTTCTGTTAATTTGTTATAAAGTACAAATTTTCCATCTGATGATTGCATTAATTTATAATCCATAATATTTACATCACGAAATATGATTTTTAATGGAGAAAAATCCTGATTTGGAATTTGAGATAATAAAGAAAACACTTCTATATCAGAAACCTTACACCAGTTTGTTTGTCCTATGTTCCATAGCATGAGTCGAATAGAAGTTGAATTATTAATAAAAGGTGAAATAGAAGCATAGAATTTATCTTCGCCAATTTCAAGAATATCACCTATACTTGGTTGAGAAATTGTAATACCATGAACCTCGTAGTCCATGCCAAAAAACAATTTTAATTTATCAAAATATATTTTA